ACATAGCATACTGTGTGTACGACGACTTGCTAACGCGTAGCACTAATTCTTCTGTAACTTTGGTAGGGTCATATACCGACCGCTTCTTCTCGCCCATGTTTTACCATAGGTTTGAGGGCTTATAAACCTTACTACTCGGACTTTTCAGCCTTCTTTGCCTTTGGTTTTGGCTTAGAAATAACCTTGTACTCAGCCCACCCTTCACCGAGCAATTCAAGCGCATTCTTCATACTTTGAAGGTTTTGAATTGAAAGAATGTGATTGCGTGGAAGTCCGGCTCGCATAGCCGCTCTTTCGCTTGTACTGTCCGAAAGCCAATACACATTTTCGCCACCGTGTTGCTTAATAGCCGCCTCTAAATCTTCAATTTTTTGTGAGCCTACAATTTGACGCATATATTAACCACCAATTTGTTGTTGTTTAAAAGTTTCATTCTTCCTCAAGGTTTCCTTGGAACGCTGATTCGGGAAGTGGGTCAATTCGTGCGCCACATTCAACACACATAGGATTAACTTCTATTCCGTCAAGAATAGGTCGCATATTCACTGTCCCACATTCGGGACAAGTCTTCTCATCAGCCTTACCCAAGTCCTTCAACAAAGTAAACATAAGAATGTTCAGTCGTTGCATATCGTTGCTAACGGCCATTGAAAGACCGTGTAGGCGTGAGTTAATTTCAACCAATGCTTGCGTCAATTGGTTTTGGCTCATTTTTTTCATTGGACGAACACCGTTGGACATATGCCTTCACCCCTAACCACTACGGCACAGGATATAAAGGTGTTTAAAGCCAAGTCACCTTTGACTTCCCCTCAACCGCCCTAAACAGTGGTGAGGCATCCCATTTAGCCACTTCATAATACGGTAAAACTTTCTTGATGATGAACCGTTCAACCATTGTGCGGTAACCGATTTTAACGATACCTTCAATTTCGCTTGGGTCATCAAAGGCGATATAATTCCCATTCGGGTCAATCGTAACAAGGAAATAATCACCCGCACGATACCCTTTGCCGAGTGTACGGTTGGCCCACTGTGCGCCCGCCGCAACACCACTAACGCTCTTGTATTGGTTTAGATTACGGGAAAGTTTACCCTTCATGCACAAATCCATAGGGTTTACCTTTCCCTCAATGATACTCTCAATCAAACCAACGAGAGGTGTGGTGACTTCGGATTCTTCCCGACCATTGAGTATGCCGTCAATGACATTTCCCATTGATGACTTCATCACCGTAGGCATTCGTGATTGCTTCAATTCTATTCCCTTAACATAACGCTTGGGTTCATGTGCTTCCCCATCAGTCCAACACACAAGACCACAATAGCGGTTCTTTTGCATGAGGATGAAGGACTTTGACCACTTCTCAAACTGCACGATAATGGGGTGCATACGACGATTCATTTCGTCCAAAGAAGCCTCTCCGTCAGCAGGTGACTTGACTCTACACATCACCGAGTCAGTGTGTCCATAAACTACCGGATGCCCCAAGTCTTCGGCCACATCTTTCAATTTCAACAAGGTTTGTCTTGAGGTAAAAGTAATAGCGGCGGCGATTTCGGGGTGATAGAGACTGTATTTAGCGTCACCCGCCACACCGTACATTGATGCGACGAGGGACTTTGTAGCGTATTGGAGAGCATCGTATCGCACTCGTTCAGCATCAGTCTTAGCGTCACGCATCAAGCCCTTGTAGTGGTCACGGAGGACGGTCATGTTGTCCATCTGTCGGACGAGCAAACCTTTCTCATCCTGTGAGAAACAAGTACCATTCCCACAATCCTTACCGCCGTCGCTCAAGGTGTCCCACGATATGTTGTGTAAGTCGGCGTTACTGTGATACATAGCCTTTACATCAAAAATACCTATGTTCTCATAAATTCCTTGTTCACCATCCATCACGATTGCCCCGTCATAATTAACCTTGTCAAATTGTGGCTTGGAAGGCAATTGCTTTTTGAATTTAGGGTCGCTCAAAGCGAGGCAGGTAAACACTTGAGTTATGTGCGGAGTGCTTCGTATTTCACATTGAGCAATATCTTGAACCGCAATAAAATACTCAATAGCATTAACCAAAGAATTGAGTCGGGGCAACAGTGCAACATCTTGTCGGTTGTATTCAAGATAGAGAACGGGGTCGGAATAATATGTGTCGTGACCATCGGGCAATTCAGTTTTCTTTTCCCCTAATGCTTCCCAAGAAACATCATCCAATTTGTAGTTAGGAAGTTTACCATTCTTCAATTCGTACAGTTTAGGAAAGGCGAGTCGCAAGTCAATGATATTCCTACCAACGATTGGTTGCGCCCAATCCCCGAAGTCATACCTCAAGCGGTTGAGGGGAGACATAACAGACGCACGAACACCAACCTTACCACACCGTTCAATGATTTGCTTTATGTCAGCACCCGTCACATACCAACCTGTGATAATATCGGGGTCTTGTTTTCCCATAAAAAGAGTAAAGTGTTTCAACAATTCCGCTTCTGTATCAAACACAATAATGGGAACATCGTAGTGGTGTTCATTACCGTTTGCATCCTTCAACATATTGTATTTTCCTTTGCCGAGAGAATCCCAATAGGCATCTTTAGGCATGACCGCCCAAGAATAAGTATTATCGGTAAAGTTATCGTAAACAGTTAGCATTGTTATTTCGCCACTGTCGGTTTTCCATTCGCCGTCAAGATACCAAACCCTATGATGATAGGGTTCAAACGGCTTCTCACCCGCCTTGACTCTCGCCGTTAGGACTTGATTCGTGAACGGTACATTCCCTTCCCATGTTATGCCGGTCTTAGCCAAGTCCCGTACTTCGTATGGTGTGAAACATTCAACCTTAGTTATTGATTCACCAAAAACACCTGTGAACCCACCCGTCTTCTTGGCGTGAATCCATTCGGCTGATTTGTCGGTGACATAACAATAGGGAAGGTAATCTGTTATCTTGGTAAGTTTTCTTTTACCGTTAGAATCACGGTGACGCACTAACACATCGTTCCTACCCACTGCCTCAACAATCATATTTACCCCTACCGTTGGGGGAATATAAAGGTTACTTACGACGACCACGGCTACGGGTAGCAATATCGTGCTTGCCGAGCCATTGATGAATACTCATTGGGGTGATACTGAATTGGTTGGCTATGTCAGCCATAGTGCGACCCTTGACAACATATTCTTCATGTAGCCAATCCTTGTCGTGGTACATTCTTTTATTAGGCTTAATCCAATACTTTACTTCCGCAACCAAAACATCGTTGCCGGAAATAACTTCAAACCGTTGCTTTCCTTCTTCGTTAAATTTAGGCTCCGCAATTGTTATCATTTCGCCTGTGTTGGGGTCAAGTACCTTTACCATGTTATGAACCACGACTGCAAGGCATATAAAACCATTGATAGTCAGTCCTTATCATTTACCCTAAAAATACCACATTGAATACGCTTCCCATCAATCCGTATCTTATGATTATTCGTACTTGTGAACATTTCACGACCGCATCCGGTACACTTTCTAAGGCATTTGCGTGGAGTCCTACTCATAACCAATCCCTTCGCCCATCAAAACAACAACGCAATATATCCCGTCCCAAAACAGGGTCAACCATGTTTCGGATAGCGCGATATCTGTCCATCCCTTTACCGGCCCCTTCTGTGGAGAATCCACATTCAGCCTCAAAAGACTCTAAATCACCCATTTCAACCTTGACTCTTTGAGAAGTGTATTGTATTTTTATTTCAAAATTAGACCAAAACATATGCCTACCAATCGTTTCTCCTTTTATCAGTGGTTCGTAGTAAGGGATGACATTCTCAACAACCCACTTCCCCTTGAAATGGTGCTTCAAGAAAATAATTTGTTGGTAAAGAGTCAAGTCGGGATATATGCGCTCGGCCTTAGTGTTCCAAAACCTCGCTCTACTATGTGAAGGGCATGGTGGGGATGACCAAATGAAATCAAAATTAGAATAGTTTTGCCGTAAGTATTCGTGAGCGTCACCAATTATCATCTTGTCTTGAGGAAATCTTTCTTGGTAGATTAGGGCTATGTCGGGGTTTATTTCAACGGCGGTTACTTCGCAACCTTCCCAATGTTCACGATTCCCACCAAGACCCGCATACAGATTTAAAACCTTTACAACCACTCTACTCCCTCTTTATCCATCCCTGTTTCAGCACGAAAGGATGCAATTCTCGCCTCCGCAATCCCAACATACTTTTCGCTTAATTCTGTTAGAATAGCATTCCGACCATGCTTGATGGCGACAATACCTGTTGTTCCCGAACCTCCGAAGGGGTCAAGAACAGTACCGCCGACAGGAGAACCCGCAAGGATGCAAGGCTCAATCAATTCAATGGGGAAGACGGCAAAATGCGCTTCGGGAAACGGTTTAGGCCCAACCCACCAAACACTACGCTTATTTCTTTTAGCGTAATTTTTAGTGCGAGCATCGGCAATACCTTTAGCCTTGCTGATTCGTGAAACATCTTTATCTTTAGCCCAATCTTCATTGTCAGCATATGCGAATGCTGATTTGTTCTTGTCGGCTTTAGTGACAGTATCTTCCTTGAT